AAAAACTATAGATAATTTCTTTTGTATTGTCTGTAGATCCAGTATCACAAATAACCCAATGACTGAAGTGTATTTTGCTGCATAATTTTTCTAATGTTTTAAGTATTATATGCGATTCATTTTTAACAATCATATTTAAACAAATTGTTGGATTATTGGAAACTTTTTCAGTAATTATTAAATCCATTATTTATTATAATTAATTAAATTTGTTATATTTAACTAATTATATTTTATATTATTTTATATGTTGAGATTAATTGTAAATAATTATTAAAGTCTTTAAAATATTCATATTTATTTATTTCTTCTAATGCATCCTCTGCTACATTAAAATTTTGATTTTGTTTTTGATTTTGTTTTTGATTTTGTTTTTGATTTTGATTTTTAATTTTAATATGAGCAACTCCTCTGTAATTAATGTTATAATAGTATGAAAAAAATAGTTTATCTTTATAATGAACTAACAAATAGTAAATTAATTTCCAAACATCTCCTGTCCATTCTTCTCCATATTTTAAAATACCGTTCTCGTAGTAATGTCTCTCTGGGATTTTAAGCTGTTCATTATAATTCAATGGTATAATATCATCTATAAAAATAGATCCATTATCATTAAGCACTTTTATGCTGTTGTTTAAATCGCGCAATACATTTTCTACATGATGCATGCCATCAATAAATATTACATCATATTTTTGTAATGGGGTTTTTATAAAAAACTCATCTGATGTGCATTTAACAATATTAGAATCATTATATTTTGGATCTGGATCTACACCTATTTTATTATTTTTTAAAAAGTGAACATTATTATAAGTATATCCACTTTCTACACCAATTTCTAAATATTTGTTTGTTTTGTTAGTTACCAAGTTAATAACATCATGCCTATTATTAAATGTAGGTGCATTATATTTTGGTCTTTGCATGCCTATATCTAAGATTTCATATTTTTCAGTTGATAGATACATGACTTTAAAATAATTTGTTAGTTCTTCATTTGTATGATCTATTAATGAATAACATTTTATTTTATCTAATTTTAAATAGTCTAATCTTGACCAAAGATATTCATTTGTGCATTTGTTTTCTAACAAAATAAAATCATATTTAAAATCTGTGCTTTCTTTTTCTCTTGTATACAAAAGTGATCTAATATATTCTAGATTATAAAGCAAACTATCATAACCAATAATACAAATTTGATAATTAAAATCGGGGTTAACTATCAAGTTGCAATATTTGTGAGTATAAGTTGCCGAATCTATTAACCAAATCTTAGAATGCTCATCTACATATTTTTCATCTTCATATGCACCTATCTCTTTCATTTTTTCATGTATATTGTATGTCTTATAATAAATTGGACTAATATAGTAAGGACCTAAACGATTAATCTCTGCATTTCTAATAAGAGAAAAATTGTTTTCTCCATCATTCATGTATTGAACATATCCTAATTTAGGAATTTTGGCCGATTTATATCGTTTTTTATTGTCTTTTTCAGTTGCACTTATTCCTGTCTTTATTAAAATCTCATAATCATCACATATATGCAAATGTTCACTATAACTGCCTAATTCCAGTAAAAATTCTCGACGCCATATTCGTGGATGATTTGGGCAGCAAACTAAATGACTTAATGTAATATTATTTATGTTAGGTGTCATATACACTAATCGCCATTTATCTTTATATTTCATCGAATAATATCCACCATAGCCTTTGCAAATAAAATCACCATACCATTGATTTGCACCCGATTCATATACACAAATAAAATCCATATAAATGAATCCTACCTCGGGTTTTTCTTCGAATAAATTTGTAGCATCTTGCAAAACATCCGGTAAAATCTCATCATCGTGATCCATTTCCAATACATATTTGCCTCGGCATAGACCAATTGTTTCATTTTTGACATTTCCTATACTGCCATTATTTTGCGAATGTCTGTAAAATCGTATACGATTATCATTTTGAAAATTCTTTCTTAAAAACTGAAAATGTTTGTCATCGGGTGAGTCGTCCATAATAACCCATTCCCAGTCTTTAAGCGTCTGTGCTTTCAGACTTTCATAGACACGCATGATCTTGTGAAATGAATTAAATGATGGCGTAAAAAGAGAAAATGTTGGTCTTAAAAACTCTCTTGGTAAAGAACAATTAGTGATAAATTTGGTATTAATATATTTATTGAATTTGGCAATATCTGGCAGCTTGGTAAAGTGCAATCGTTTTACAAACATTTTTTCAGAAATAACTTGCAACAATTCATCATTATATTCTTTATCACTGGAACCATAAGTAATTAACAAATGAAAGTTGGCATTGTGTAATTTTTCAACCTTTTTGTAATTGTTAGTTATATATACACTACAATCAAGATTTGCTGAATTTGTTTCAAAAAACTTGTCAGCATCTTTGTATTGATCATGACGAAAAAAAATAATAAATGGAAATTTCATTTGTTATATTTTAACTTTGAAATAGTATTTAAATAATTATATTAATAATTATATTTATAAGCTAATTTAATAGATTTATAGTTTTTATTGTATAATTAAATTAAAACTCCGGGGTGTGTTTCTTAAAAATACAACCTTGAGGGATTAAACCCTTTACTTCGGTTGTCACATTTGCTGGATTCTGATTGTCGCAATTTGACATCCAAATTTTTATAATGCAGAAATTCTTCTTCGGAGAAATGGTTATTCCTGTCACACAACTAACAAATGAAGAAATATTACTTATTGTTTCACCTACAAGCACATAATTTAATTCTCTCCAAACTTCACAGACATTTTTATTTGAAACTTTATAGGAAAAACTCCCCCCATTTCTATTTTTTGGATCTTCCCACATAGGTGCAATTCCATCCTTCATGACAAATAACATGCATGCTTTAATCAATGGTTCAGGGGTTGTTTCAGTCATCGCATTAGCATCTTCTAGAGTTTTTATAGAGGAAATTAATCTATAACTTTTAACAGTCCAATCACTATCTTGAGGTAAATGTGCCCACAAATTCCATTTATTTTTTAATGAATGGGTTGAATCCGGTGCTGCGTTACTACTGGTATTACTTTTAGTATTCATTGTTATTGCTGTTTGAGGAGTAACCATTATAGATATATTAGTTCAATTTTTTTTAAATTATTTTATTAATATAATTAAAAATAATTTAAAAATGTATTTAAATATTTAATTTTACTTTTCTTCTTTTATCTCTTCTACATCTTTTACATCTTCTACATCTTTTACATCTTTTACATCCTTTACATCTTCTACATCCTTTAAATTATTTACTATGCGATAACCATCTTTCTCAATAATTATAGACTGTTCAAAATTTAAATTAATAATATTGACATTATGATCAACTAATTCCAATTGATATGTCTTTATTTCTAGCTCTTTATAAGAAAAATTTAAGTTCAAGACAGTATTTATATAATATTGCACAAAATGTTTGTCAATTATATTTCCAACTAAATAATAATTAAATTCATCTGTTTTCAAATTTATATTATATAGCATATCATTGTAATTTAAATATAATGCAATAAATGTTATGTTAGATACATCAAATGCAAGACATACAGTATTTTTATCAATAATTAATTTATTTGTTATGGATGATTTATTTTTGTTTACATTATTAATACCATCTATGGTTGCAATATATAAATTATCTTTAACTATATCGTGTAAGTCCTTTTCCAAAATATTGGTTAATTTGTTAGTATTAATATCAAATAGATCTATTTTAATTTGATTAATGTTTTCATTATTTTTAAAATATGGTATTAAATAATTATATGCTTGTGTGCACTTTATCTGACATGCACTGTAAAAATAAATAGTATTATATACGATTTTGATGCCAACTGCTTTTACAAAATCAGGGTTTAATGAACTTAATGCAAATAATCCTAATATAGCTAAATATATTTCGAACATGCTTCAATAGATTAATTATACAGTAATTTTTAAATATTTAATTTTATTTAAATATTTAATATTTTAATTATTTTTGTTTTTGTTTTTGTTTTTGTTTTTGTTTTTTAATTTAATTCATAAAACTTTCATATTGTGGATCTGATGAATGAGGAGGCGAAGAATAATTATTGGTTTCTTCTGATGGAGTATCAGAATAGGATGTATCTACATAAACACGGTTTACTGTAGCTGTAGTGTTTTTTATAGGTCTAGTATATGTTGTAGAAGAATAGATTAAATTACCTGTTGTTTCTTCCGGCTCACATTCATCACATTTAAAATTTAATGTTCCTGTTGCGGCATCTAGCCCAAAAACATATAAAAGTATTTCAACTATCACAGACATAAAAATAAATGGAATAAATACAATTATCCACGATATAACTGTCATACCAGATTGACATAATGCATTGAGTAAAAATGTAATGATAATCATGACAATAAATTTAAAAAAAGCTGTGTTATATAATCCTTTAAATGTATCTATAACTACTTGAGTTAATGAAAATGCAATATAAATTAATGCAGGGGGGCATAAATCAACCATGATTACTTATATTATATTACGAAAAAATTGGTTCGCCATCTTTGATAATTCCTACTTTTTTTCCTACTTCTCCATCTTTATCAACTTCGTATAAAATTCCATTTTCTTCGTCAGTTGCAAAGTAAGTTACATCATCGATCTCAATCTCAAAGACCTCCTCGCTGTCTTCTTCTTCTTCTACATCTTCTTCAACTGTTTGCACTTGGTATTGATCTTGATCTTGATCTTCATCAGTCGCTACTTCATCTTCAGTTGAATCATCAGTATCAGCTTCTTCATCCTCTTCTACAGATTTATCCTCTTCTACTTGTTCATCCTCAGAAGCTTCTTCCACTACTGCATCTTCAGCTGCTTCTTCATCTTCTTCTACAGATTCATTCACTTCTACTTCTTCATCCTCAGTAGCTTCTTCCACTACTGCATCTTCGGCAGCTTCTTCTACAGATTCTATTTGCACTTAATCTACTACATCAATATCAGTATCAGTATCAGTAGATTCCTGGATATCTTCATCAAAATCTTCAATAATATCAATAT